CTGATTACGCTTTCATGCCAAGTGTCTTTACGGCTTCGGTCAGAATCAGTCTGCCATCGACACGCTGAGATGCGAGGAATCCAACCTGACCATTCATTGCAAATACCTCGTTCAGCCGCTTAAAGGAACGACCCTGCCGGTCGCCGATCCAATAATAACTGAAATCACCAAAAGCAAGGCACTTTGCACCTGCCTTGATCTCCGGCACATAGCTGGAAGTGTAGTACGGACGATTCAGAATGGTATCCGGTACGCCTGCCTGCACGGACGGATTCCAGATATAGTTTCCGGTGCTGTCTTTCAGCTTACGAAGTGCCTTTACTGTAGAATCGTTCAGTACCCATACAGCTTTCTTCCGATACGGGCTTCTCAGAGAATAGAACAGTTCCAGAACATCATCGAAAGTGATATTTGCAGTGCTGGTTGTTGCCCCGCTTTCTGCACCGCCCGTTGCAGCGAAGATACCGGTCGGCTTGCCCTTGCCATCACCAATGAAGAATGCCTCTTCTTCCTTTGCACCGATTCTTCTTGCAAATTCTTTTGCAATATAGGACGGCAGGTCAAAAGCAGCATCATTCAGCAGTTCCTCAGAGATCTTAATTGCTGTGCCAACCTTGTACGCACCGAGGGAAGCCTGTCCAAAGGTATCGTCAGACAGCTTATATGCATCCTCCTCATCCATCCAAGCAGCTTCGCCCTTAGAAGTAACGATGGGAATCTTTCGATCACCAGAGGAAGTTTTGATGACGGTTGCCAACTGCCGGAAAATGTTTTCTTCGGTCAGGGCTTCTACCAGTTTTCGTTCGTGAGGTAGCAGTGTGCCGCCTTATCATCTTTCGATGACAGGTTTGCACAAAGCCCCTCCCAAACCGTGCTTACACCTCTCGATGTACACGGCTTTCCATTCATTATTGACATGTCATTTATTTTGTTCCCTGTGAATCTTTTTGAAGCATTTCGGGCAAACAATCAACGTTTTACGTCTCATGTGAAGCATTTTCTTGCCCCATTCCGTAGTGCTTTTCAGATTCTTCATTTTACCTGCATGATAAATACAGCAGGAATCACTATTATCACCACACAGCTCACATACCCCTGCGCTTAACCGCACATATTGTGACAGCTTTTTCGGGTCAAAGGATTTGTATTGCCATGGGTCTTTATCGGACATCAACTTACCGGCTTTGCAGTCAGCTAACGAGACAAGCTTTGCATATTTGATACCGCCTTTAACTTCATGGGGAATAGCCCATTTGCCATCATGACGATATTTTTGGATGATTTTTCTCGTTGTGCTGTTGCTTTTGCTTGCAAGCGTCTTTAGACAGCTATATTCCATAAGATAACGGAAATAATTCAGCTTATCATAATTCGCTGCTAAGCAGTAATAATTGCAAATGCCACGGATTTGTGCATTATACCTGTTCACAATATCCACTTCCGAAAGATGTCTTAATCTTGGAACGCAAACCGCCCAGATTTCTCCGTTTGGTTTTTGTTCTATGATGTCGTTTTTGAACAGGAACTGCATGATCTTATCTTCGAGAGGTACAGTTAATTCTACAGAGTTATTCAGCGTTCTTTGTTTAACACCGTTTGCCTTTTTCTTTATCTTCTGGCTTCGGCGTACCGCAACGTCATAACCAAGGAAACGTACTCGTTCAGCACTGTGTGTGATCTTTGTTTTCTCAGCACTCAACTCTAAATGGTACTGCGTTGATAGAAATTCTCTCAGAATCTCTTTAATTTCTTCACAGTCTTCTCTGCTTCCGCTGATTCCAATTAGAAAATCATCAGCATATCGGCAGTATACAAGCTTTTTATCGTCGGACATTCTTGCGGGCGTTTTCAATTTTTGATTGCACACCGCTTTATATTCCTTGATTGCAAGCTCACGTTCCTCACCTTTTACCCTGTCAATCTTCTTTTGAAGTGTCTGCCTTCTTTTCGCTAAATGAAGATATTCCGGTGTCTGGTGTCGTGTAGACTGCTTATCGAACTTTTCCTTGAGTTTCATGACTTTCCGGTCAAGCTCATGCAGGTATATATTTGCCAGAATAGGGGAAATGATTCCGCCCTGTGGTGTACCGGAGATTGTGGTATGATATTGAAAATCTTCCACATAACCTGCTTTCAGGAAAGCTCTGATAATATTGATAAATCTGCTGTCCTTGATTTTGACTTCTAACGTTTTAATAAGCACTGCGTGGTCTATATTGTCAAAGCAACCCTTGATGTCGCCTTCTATGAACCATTTTACAGAACGAAAATTTGTCTTTATCTGGTCGAGAGCTGTATGACAACTTCTCTCCGGTCTGAAACCATGTGACTGGTCATAAAATAACGGTTCATAGATTGCTTCCAGAAACATTCTAACCGCCTCTTGCAGAAGTTTATCTCGAAATGACGGAATACCCAGTGGGCGCATTTTTCCGTTCTGTTTCTTGATATATTCTCTGCGCACAGGCTTCGGTTTGTACTTTCCTGACCTCAATTCTTCAATCAGTTCATGCACATATTCAGCACTAAAACCGTCAGCAGTGTCGTTGTCACTTCCGGGAGTCATTGCTCCACTGTTTGCATATAATTTCTGGTAAGCTGCAAAATAAATGTCCTCTCTCAGAAGGTAGCGAAAGAGTCTTGTAAAGACTCCGTCGTGATGTTCCGAGGAACTTTTATTGACACGCTCCAAAATCTCCGATGTTGGATTCATGAGGATTCTCCTCCCTTTCATCTTCTTACTTTGGAATTAACAAACTGCTTCCCTTCGCCATGTAGTGGGCGTTATCCACCTCGGACTACTACGGAAGCTCCGTTGCCATATGGAATATTCAGTCTCGAATAGACATAGCCTTTCGGCATTTCCACTTAGGCAATCCCTGTTTAACGATGCTTATAGGCAAGTGATAACTGTCGGATAGCATTTCGGTTTATCTCACGTGGTCTCACGCTTGCTTCATGACCTATAGCAGACACCATAACGAATTCAATATTATGGTGGAATCATGAAAGTGGTTTCAGGATAATTTCCACACCCTCCCACGAAAAAGGAGCTAACCTTTGCTTTGGCAATCCAGCCTTATCCTTATGTTATCTTGTCATTGCAGGTACTACTCGCCTCATATCCTTTTGACGTTTCCTGCGTTTCTGCCGTGCTGTGTTCCCGTGTCCAGTTTCCTGTCATCGGTTAGGCAGATTGACAACCGCTCTGCTGTGCGGTGTAGAGCCTAATCTACTGTAAACATCGCCTTTTACAGGCGCACAAACTCATCAGGCACAAGATAACCGCCCTCTGTGTCTGTACCGACCTGCAAGTCGTTATGTACATCGATCCAATTGCGGTTTCTGACACTGTTCCAGAATGCTGTTTTGTAATTGTCGCTTGCTGTACCTGTCTTTTCCGTTACGTCCGGTGTGGCAGGCTTTCCGAGAATAGGAGTGGAAGTTGCCTTGTTCATTTCCGCTTCAATTTCAGCCTGTCTTTCCAGACGCTGAATTTCCTTTCCAAGGTCTACAATGGTCTGTTCCATTGCATCATAGGTCTTGGAATCCTCCTCGCTGAGAACGCCGTTTGCATTTCTCTTGCTGTCGAGAAAATCACGGGCAGTGTCCCAGGCCTTCTTTCTCTTTTCTCTGAGTTCTTTAATCGTCATAATAAATTCCTCCAATCAATATTTCAAAAGTGCCAGCCTTTTTTCAAGCTGATTTATCGGTACACCTGTTGCAGGTGCTGCTGCGGATATTTTCTGCATCAGCGATGCAGTTGTCACGGACGGAGAGTAAAGCATGGAATCCTGTGCTTTTTGGGGGTTCTTTTCTTTCTCCGGTTCTTTTGGTGGATTCTCTTCCTCATCAGGTTCACTCTTGGAAGGTTCATCAGAATCGTCATCTTCTTCAGATTCTTTCTTGGAAAAGAGAATCCCGTCCACAAAACCAAGCTGTTTTGCTTTTTTCGCATTCATCCATGTTTCTTCGTCCATCATCTTTGCAATTTTACTTCTGCTGAGATGCGTCTTTTCCTCGTAGGCATTGATAATGCTTTCTTTGACTTCATCCAGCAAAGTAATTGCCTTTTCCATTTCAGCCTTATTTCCCATTGCAATGGTGGCAGGATTATGAACCATCAGCATTCCTGTTGGTGAAATCCACGTTGTATCACCTGCCATTGCTACGACAGATGCCGCCGATGCTGCAAGGCTGTCAATTTTAACGGTAATCCTGCCTTTATGATTTTTCAGCATAGTATAAATCTGACTTGCGGCGAACACATCTCCACCCGGACTCGAGATCCAAACGGTAAGGTTGCCCGGATGTTTGTTCAGTTCGTCTTTAAATAAGGTGGGGGTCAGTTCATCACCATACCATGTGCTGCTTGAGATAGGTCCCTCAAAATACAGCTCTGTTTCTGATGTCTCTTCATTTTTGATAAAATTCCAGAACTTATCCATTATCGGTTTCCTCCTTTATTTTTTCTGCAAATTTTCCTGCTTCAATTAATTTTGTAAACGAACCATTACACAAATAAAGATTTCCGCCTTCCTCTTCAGAAATCATATTCATATCTTCAAGTTCTCGGATGTCATTCGCCGACATCCAACCGTTCTGTCTTGCGGTAGCATAGCCCTGCATTCTGGAAGCATAATCGCCACGCAGAAGTCCGTCTACATTGAACTTCACGAAATACTGCCCCTTTTCAGAATCAGAAAGAAGTGCTTTCTGCAAAGACTGCTCCCATCGAACGATCCAGGGGTCAAGGCTGTATTTCACGAAATCAAGGGATAAATGCTCTACGTTACTGAATGTTGCATGGTCAAGGTCGCCAATCATATGAAGCGGTACACGGTACATTCTTGCAATTTCCTCAATCTGAAACTTTCTGGTTTCCAGAAACTGTGCTTCATTATTTGGAATTGCAATGGGTGTGAATTTCATGCCCTCCTCTAAAACTGCGACCTTGTGGGCGTTTCTTCCGCCATAGGCTCTTTGCCAGGCATCACGCACACGTTCCGGATTTTTGATCACTCCGGGGTGTTCCAAAACACCTGACGGACTTGCACCATTTCCGAAAAACGATGCTCCATATTCCTCGCAGGCAATAGAAATGCCGATTGCATTTTTCGCAAGTGCAATCGGCGAATATCCAACCAAACCATCAAATCCAAGTCCAGGAATATGCAGAACTTCATCGGCATAAAGAATGATGTCACCCTGTTCTTTCAGATTCGGATTTGCTTCATCATAACGGCTGTAAATGTATATCAGGCGGTTTTTCTCATCACGGTCAACCTTCATCTTATCCGGCATCAAGGGATACAGTCCCAAAACATCACCTCTGCCGTTTCGGATAATCTGTGCATAGGCATTGCCGTAGATCAGCAGATGGGACATCAGCGTTTCACGGAAAATAAAGGATGTCATTTCAGGATTTGGCTGATCGTGGAGTAAAAAATAGAGCGGATGCCGTGGCACTCGCTCTTTTCCGTTTTCGTTGTATTTGTATAGGTGAAGAGGCAGTTGTGCAATCGCTTCTGACAGCACACGCACACAGGCATACACTGCAATATGTTGTAATGCTGTTCTGTCGGTGACTCTTTTTCCTGCATTGCTTCTGCCAAAAAAGTATGTGTATGACGGGCTGTCATAACTGTTTGTGGGCTTGTCTCTGGACTTGAATAGTCCGCTGAAAATTCCCATAAAATCACGCTCCTTTCTTGACTTTTCGTATATGGGTGTGGTATAATATGTGAAACTAAATGTGGGGCATTTGCCTTACAAATGGAGGTAATAGAATGGCTGAACTGTTTTCTACAGATAGATTGATGATAAGAAAATTCAATCCTGATGATTATTCTGATTTGGCAGAAATACTAACTAATGTCGAAGTGACCTATTTTGAGCCATATGAAGTATTTACAAGAGAAGCTTGTATTCAAGAAGCAATAAATTTTTCAAACAGCGATGAGTTTTATGCTGTTGTATTAGATGGAAAAGTTATTGGTAAAATCTATTTTTCTGATAAAGGGTATGGCAGTTATGAAATAGGATATACTTTCAATAAAGCATATCAAGGAAAGGGATATGCTTCTGAAAGCATTAAGGGAATGATGAATTATGCTTTTTTTACCCTTGGAGTTCGTCGTATATTTGCTGAGATAGATACAAGAAACAGTAAGTCGATCAGGTTAGTTGAAAGAGTAGGAATGAGAAAAGAAGCTGAACATAGGGAACTATTCCCTCGCAAGGGCGAAAATGATGTCTACAATGATTTTTTCGTATATGCTTTACTTAAAAAAGAGTTTTCGATATAAAATCCAGTTTGTAAGAGATAACCACAGCTACAAAATCAGCATATCCCTCGTATCATAAACAGACTCATCCGAAACACATCCACAGCGAATTGCACGGTCAAGAGCCATAATCATGGCAACCGCACCGTCAATCTTCTCTGTGGATTTTTCTTTGTCTGGCTTGATATTTCCGGCAGGATCACGGCGAATGAAAATATTATCCATCATCCACCTCAAAACAGGATGTCCATTGTGGGCAAGTGTCTGTTCCAAAGTCAGCTTCATCAGTTCCTTGGTCGGCGGTGACATATCTTTGTAGCCCTGCCCGAACTGTACCATCGTGAATCCAAGTCCTTCCAAATTCTGTGACATCTGCACTGCACCCCAACGGTCAAATGCAATTTCTTTGATGTGAAACTTCTGTCCCAGTTCATCGATGAAGTTTTCAATAAAACCGTAGTGAACCACATTTCCTTCAGTAGTTTTCAGATAGCCTTGCCGTTCCCATATATCATATGGAACGTGGTCACGTCTTACTCTGAGTGGCAATGTTTCTTCCGTCAGCCAGAAGTAAGGAAGAACATAATAATGTTCATCATCTTCAGTAGGTGGAAAGACAAGCACGAAAGCTGTAATATCCGTTGTACTGGAAAGGTCAAGACCAGCGTAGCAGATACGACCTGCCAGCATCTCTTCATCAAAAGCCACCTTGCATTTGTCCCACTTTTCCATCGGCATCCAACGTACTGCCTGTTTTACCCACTGATTCAAACGCAGTTGCCGAAACGCATTTTCCTCGCCCGGCGTTTCTTTTGCAGAATTACACGCAGCCACCACCTTATCCATGCCGATGGTCTTATCCAGACTTGGATTTGCCTTTTTCCAGACCTTTGGGTCAGTCCAGTCCTCCGATTCATCCGCACCATAAATGACAGGATAAAAAGTCGGGTCATGTTTTCTGCCTTCCAGAATGTCCTTTGCCTTTTGGTGAACTTCATAGCAGATTGAATTTGTGTCTGTGCCGGCTGTGGTAATCAGGAAATACAAAGGCTGCATTCTGGCATCACC